CCCAGCTCCTAGGGATCTCCCACATAACCGTGAGCAGGGCCAAGCGCGCGGGTCTCAAAAGAATCCGAAAATTCCTCATGAAAACAGGCTACGAAAACCCCTTCTAGTGGGGATATTGGGAGCTTGAGTCAAATCCCTCCCACGGTCCCCCGGGTTCTCGGCTCGCTTCCGCGCTCCAACCAGGGGACCCACGAAACCACGAGCCAGGGTCGGCGGACAAGAAACGCCTACGAATCCCCACTCATTTGGATGAGAAGTTCGGACTGACACAGATCACCACCGGCCCTGGTTCAAAGTCACATCTACTGGAGGTCTCGTAATGAAGAAGCGTCTGCTTCAGCTAGTAGCCATGCTCTTACCGTTTCTGTTCAAAGTGGCCGAAGAAGAGGTCAAGGAAGAGCTGGAGAAGGAGGAAGGAGCCTAGAATGGCTGGAGCCCACGACCTTCTTCTTGAACAAGGCGCCACCTTCTCCAGATCGATCACCTGGAAGGACGAGGACGGGGCGCCCATCAACATCACCGGCTACTCGGCCAGGCTCCAGGTCCGCAAGGATGCCTCCAGCCCTACAACGGTGCTGGAGATGACCACCACCAACGGGCGAATCAGTATCACCGGCCCCAGCGGGATCCTGAACCTAACGGTGGCCGCGAGCGATACGGAGGATCTCCCGCCAGGGTCCTATCTGTACGACCTGGAGCTCGAATCGCCCGGTGGAGTCGTAACCAGGCTCCTCGAAGGCTCCCTTTCAATTTCTCCGGAAGTCTCGCGGTAACCAGATGTGCAAACGCTCACGATTAGCGGAAGTACGAATAGCGTAACGGTATCGGGGGTCTTGACTCCCGCTACTATCTCAAGCTCGGCCAATCAAGTTGTCATCTCCGGATCTCTTCCGGTTCTCGACCTGGAAGAGACTTCCACGACCGTTCTAGTCTCGGGAACCAACATCGTCGTCGTACAGGAGACCGCGATCGACGTAGTAGAGATCTCAACGGGCGGAACGGGAGACGTCACGGAAGCAGATCTGACCACGGTCAGCGGACATCTTCAATCTCAAATCAACTCCATCGACGTAGATGAAGTTGAACCAGCAATCGTAGGAACGGACGGAATAACAGTTCTCTCGGGGACGAGTACCACGACCTTGGTGGGGTTCCGTTCCGAGTTCGTCTCCGCCTCCGGATCCCTACAGTCCCAAATCAGCGCGCTCGACAGCTCGGTCACGCTTCAAGATGTTTACGACAACGGAACTGGCCAGATCCTGACCTCTGCCGGGAAGCCAGTGGTTGTCTCTGGCTCTGGTGGTCTGGGAGTTTCGGGGACTCTCTACGTCAGAGAAATACAGCCAGAGCAGGACTCGGCCTTCTCTTTGGGATCTCCGGATAAGCGCTTCTACAGCCTCTTTCTGCAAGCCAATAACGACGTCGTCATTAGTCTGCCAGATGCGTCCACTCTCGGGGAAGCTACGGACTACACCGTGCTCTGCGGTGGAGGAGACAGCGTCGGGGGAACGTTTAGATTCCTCTTCTCCGACATCTCGATCGGTGCCCCGAACGTCCTTGAGTTTAATCTGGGTGGAGCGAACGTAGGGTTCGACAACGCGGTCTCGTTCGTTTCCTTCCCCGGTGGTGGAGTTCAACAGACTACGCTCGACTTCAACTTGGGCATCTTTGGATCCGACCTGGCCTTGGAGTCAACCATCGGATCCTTCAATCCCTTCGGGATCGTGAGCGAGACAGCCAACCTTGAGGGTGACCAATCGCTCTCTGGCCCCTCAGACCTTCCGCTACGTCACCAATACGCTGTCCCACGAGATCCTCTTGCCTCGGTCTCCGGTGACGTCCATCGAGAGCCTTGCCCTTCTCCAGACGAGCGGGGATTCCACCGTTGTTTCCAGCGGAACCTACTCGCTGGACGCTGCCCGACTCCCTCACAGAATCAGGCTCAATTCTGGAGAAGCTTGGCCGTCCCTGGAGCTCGCGAATAGCAATGCCGTCACCGTGGACTTTGTGGCAGGGTACGAGGACGGGATACCCGAAACGGTCAGGGCTGCGATCAAGCTGCTCGTGGCTCATCTCTTCGAGAACCGGGACCCATACGTCGTGGGTGCCACCGTTAGCGAGGTTCCCTTCACGCTGAGGGCTCTACTAGACCCCTATGTCGTCCACGTGGAGGAGATCTAGACCATGGTTCGGTCGGGACCCATGCGGGATCGCGTGATCCTCCAAACGCAATCCGAGACCCGGAATGAGTTCAACGAGGTTGTCAACGAATGGACGGACACGGACACGATCTGGGCCGAAGTCAGAGCAGTGAGCGGGCGGGAGAGGCTACTCGTCAACACGGAAGTGGCGAACACCGACTATCTAGTTCGGCTTCGATACCGGGATGACATCTCGCCGGAAAACCGGCTTGTCCTGGCTGATGGGACTGTCCTCGACATCGAGAGGACGATACCGGACCAGAAGAGGACAACCCTGGAGATCATGTGCGTGGCCAGGAGCAACGCGTGAAAGCCATCGTCTACGTCGGTGACATAGCGCTTGACCGTTTCCTCAAAGAGTTAGCGGGGTTAGACGCGAAGGACTTGGAGGGTGTGGCCCTCCAGGCCGTAGAGCCCATCCGGTCTCAAGCAGAGGCCCTAGCGCCCCGGCGGACCGGAAGACTCGCCCGCTCGATCGAGAGCCGCGTCACGAAGTCGACGAAGGACGAGATAGAAGTAGAAGTCGGCTCAGACCTCGCCTATGCGGGATTCGTAGAGCTGGGAACTGAGGACACCTCGGCTCGGCCGTATCTCCGTCCCGCAACAGATGCTAACGAGGCCGCCGCCGTAGCAGCGCTCATCAGGGAGCTCGACCAGAAGCTAGGAGAGATGGAGTAGAGCCGATGCCAGCACTAGAAGCGGATATAGTCTCGATACTCACAGGCGCCTCAGCCGTCACTAGCCTCGTCGGCAACAACATCTTCCCCATACCCGGGAAGCAAGGGACACCCAAGCCCTATCTCGTCTATCAGCGGGTATCAACTGTCCCCGTTAGAGGACTCGGTGGAACCCACAACTTCGGAGCCCACCGAATCCAGATAACTTGCTGGGGACGCAACTACAAGGAGACGAAGGATCTTGGCCGGGCTGTCCGGCAAGCCTTGGACAGTGCTAGCGATGGCACAGTCTTCGAAAACGAGTTTGATTTGAGCGATGAATCTGCAGGGCTGTACACGGTCCTGGAGTTCATCGTGCAACGACGATTGGACACTTAAGGAGGTTCCAACGACAATGACAGATCCAATTAGCTCATTAGGTGTGACGGTAGAGAGGCAAGGGGTAGAGATTCAACGAGTAAAGTCCATCTCTGGCCCGGCGCTCAGCCGAGACCTCGCCGACGTCACGCCATTAAACGCCCAGAACGGGTTCGAGGAGCAGCTCCCCACCATCTTGAGAAGCGGCGACGTAACGCTAGAGATGTCTCACATCCCAGGCGATTCCGTTCACGCAGCTCTGCGGGCAGACGTAGTTTCCGCCACGAAGCGCGAGTTCTCCGTCAACATCCCAACGGACTCGGGAACCGTGGAGAGCCACACCTTCTTCGCGTATGTGACCGGTTTCGATCTCAACAACGATCCTAGTGGGGAGGTTCAGAGTACAGCAACTCTGAAGCCCACAGGGGTCATAGTTGTCACCGAAAGCTAGGAGCGAATCATGCCAACATTGATTAGCAAGGATGCTTTCGTTGCTAAGGATGACGCTGAGTACGTGCATGTTGATGTCCCAGCCTGGGGCATGGTTAGGCTCAAGTCTCTGACTGGCCGAGCCCGGGACATTTACTACAGCACTCAGTTCGAGACTAAGGACGGCGAGCCAGAGTTCCGCATGCAAGATTCAGCTGCCCGATTGCTCGCTCTGAGCCTCTGCGATGAGGAAGGCAATCTCTGGTTCGCGGATCCCGAAGAGGGAGTCAGAGTCTTGCGGGAGAAGAGCTCTGGCGCTCTCCAGAAGGCCTTTGAAGCAGCGATGAAGCTGAACGGGCTCGCACCCGGGGACATAGGGGAATCCGTCGAAAATTTAGACTCAACCCAGAGCGGAGAGACTGGCTAAGGCTAAGCCTCCTTCTGGGTATCCCTATCCGAGAGCTCCAGTACCGAGTTTCATCCAAGGAATTCACGGAGTACAGGGCCTTCCTGGAGAACCAGGGATGGCCGGACGATCGCCTACTCTGGGCCTTCGCCCGCCTCGAATCAACAGTCGCAAACATGGCCGGGAAGACTCTGAAGAAGCCGCTCAAGCCAAGGGACTTCCTTCCCCCGGACCCGTGGGCCAAGCAAGTCAAGGCGCCTCCTCTAACCAAGGAGCAACGCATCCTGGACCTACGGGATCAGTTCCGCCTGCTCGGGAGAGTCCAAGAGATCAAGAATAGGAGCAAGGAACAATAGGAGTCATGGATTGGCGCTAACCCTTCGTACCATCAAGACCGTCTTTACCTCCGACTTCAAGCAATTGAAGCAGGACACAGAGTCCGTCCGCGATGAGTTCAAGAAGACTCGCCAGGAGATGAAGAGCGCGGCCAAGGAAGCCGAGAAGAGTCAGTCAGCAATGAACAGGGCTCTGTCTACAACTGCATCCATCGCTAAGGGTGCGGGCAAGGCGTTCCTGGCTGTGACTGGCGGGGTGACGGCGCTTCTGCTTTCCATGCAGGGGATCTCTAAGGTTGCGGACGTGTACGCCAGGGCGAGCCTGCGAGCATCCCTGTCTACAATGAACTTAGGGGCTGCTGCGACGGATCTCGCCGGCATGAGGTTTCCCAAGCTCACTTATGCAGTCTTCTCGTTGGGAACTGGATTGCAGATGCTCTTTGCTCGATTCGCGCTCATCGGCACCGGGATCGCCAACTTTGCTGACGGGACGTTCCGAGGAGATAGCGCTCTCCGAAAGATGGGCCTGACGACAGTCAAGGCCGCGCTTGGTCTTACAAGCCTCCTGGGCGTGGCCAAGCAGGCCACGGACACGCTAACAGCCGCCGCGGTATCGGGCGCGAAGACCTCGGCCGGGGATGTCCCAGAAGGTGTTGATGTAAGGGGATGAAGGTGGCGGCTCCTTCACCGTCCGTGTGGTACGGACGGGGTTGCAACACCCAGAAGGAGCCACCATGGCCAAGCATTCC